GCTCATGTTAATAGTCTTATACGACGAAACTTTCGGCTCGCATAGCCGTAAGACTCGTTTACTGGCTTTTCGCGATTATTTCTGGGTCCATTTGGCACCAATGTTGCAACAATTGGACAATGTGGTAGATGATGATGGTATAGAATTGGAACCGGTCTTTGAACGTCCTAATAGGGAACATACAGCACCTGTTCCCACTCATCCAGTTTTACACACCGTGGCAACGCCCATGTTTGTTCCTCAAGGAATTAGTGATTCTGTGCCTGAAATAGCTAGTGTTATTACAGCTTTGTTATCATTTTCCATAGGATATAAGGTTAAGGACAAGTTTTCTAGTTCTATTATGAACATGATGAAAGTTACTCCTGTTACCACGTCAAACCTCACTGTCACATTAGTGAATTTTTTCAATAGCTTTTCAGGGTTCATGAAATCCATTGGCAATGATACAGTTGCGGACTATTTCTATATAGATATGGTGCGTGATCCCATAGTCAGTGATTTTATGATGAAGAGCACTGACTTCATTAATAACACCTCAAATGGTCAAGTGCTCAGTTCAGCTTTCTATACAGAAGTCTACACTGAGTTGATAAGATCAGGTGAATCCGTAATACTTAGTCTCGACAAAAATGGATATGAGTACCGTATAGTCATGGAGAATCTTAAGAAACTCCGTGAGTCAGGCAACTTAGTTGCTAGGACTCGAAATGCACTAAACGGCAATCGCATCGAGCCTGTAGGCATAATGATTAAAGGAAAACCTGGTTGCATGAAAGGCGTATTTTGTGAACGACTTGCCACGGCCATAGCTCAATTTACATTACCTGAGCCGTGGGTCCCTGACTTTGAGCTGAATAAGAAAGACTTCATCTATTCGTCACCCAATGACAAATTCTTTGAGGGATACACGTACAAGGCATGGATCACCATAATGGATGATTTATTTCAAATTCGTGATGCCGTTGGTGATCCTGAATCTGAAGCCGTTAAGGTGATCAAGATGATAAATTCAGCTGAGTATCCCCTACCAATGGCAAACATATCTGAAAAAAACTCTGTTTTTTTTAGATCACAGTTTGTCATGGCAACATCTAATAGAGATTCGTATA